ATGGCAGACAATCTAAGCACAACAGATTACGGTCGATTTCTTGCGGAAGAAAGACTAATTAAATTGTTCAAAAACACTTTAAGAACAGCAGAAAGTTTTGAACCTGAGCCGTACAAACCTAATCCTAAAGAAAAATACTTTACAATAGGGTACGGTCATTATGGCCCCGATGTAAAGCTTGGTATGTCCATTGATAAAGATACCGCTGAACGTCTTCTGGACAGAGATGTAAGAACTAGGATTAAAAGTATAAGAAAAGCTCTTCCTAGTTTTTCAACTTTTCCAGAGTCTTTGCAAGATGCTATTTTTAGTGAGCATTACAGAGGGTCTATTATGCAAAGCCCAAAAACAAGACGCTTGATAAACGAAGGAAAGTACAGAGAAGCTGCTTATGAGTTTTTGGATAACGATCAGTACAGAACTGCTGAAGCTGACGGAATACCTGGTATTCGTCCCAGGATGGAAAGAGTTTCTAAGGAATTAATTAAATACGGTAAATCTCTTTAAAAATGAACATAGAAGAAGACCTAAAGACTTTATCGCACCACGAACATTTTGCAAGATTTATTCAGCTTATTAACTCTCTTCGAGAAGAGTGTATAGCTGATATGCACGAAGCTGACACAGACAAGCTTCAACAACTTTCAGGACGAATAATTACTTACGATCAGATTCTGCAAATGACTGACTGGCAGGGTCTACAAAAGAAATTTTCATCTGTCCTGTAGCATAAAAAAGATATGCTATAATCAGGCTTCGCCATCGCTCGGCGTTAAGGAGTGGAAACAATCATGTCTAACGAAGTTATCACGGTTGACGCTGAAACCGAACAAAATTCAGTCGGAAATATAACAGCGGAGGATTTTGCCATCCAACGCTTAGGACAGACTCAGGGAGAACCTGCTGAGGATACTCAGGAAGTTCAAGAGGAAGAAGTCCTAGAAGAAGCGGTTGAATCCGAAGAAGAAGTTATTCAGGAAACTGAAAACGAACCTTCTGAAGAAGAGACTGAAGATGTTCTTTCACAGTACAACTTAGATGATTTATCTGAGGATGAGCTTAAAGATCTTGCTGAAAAGCTTGGTAGTAGAGCTGTAGCTCGCTTTGGCGAACTTACGGCTAAACGCAAAGCAGCAGAGGAAGAGCTTGAGAAAGTAAAGCAATCACTACAACAAGATCCTTTAAAACGCGAAACGGAAGAAGTCCAAGACAATCCGTTTGATGACGTTAAGGATATTAAGTCATTACAAGAAAAGGCTAAGGAGATAAGTGATATTATCGAATGGGCTGAAGATGTTTTATTTGAATCAGACGATTACTCCGCTCATGACGAAGTTACTGAGCTAGATGGTAAGAAGATGACTAAAGCAGAGGTAAGATCTGCTTTGAAGAACGCTCGTAAATCTAGGGATCTTTATCTTCCCGATCAACTAAAGAAAGTCCAGAGGAACGAAACTGCTGAGTCTCTTAAAAAAGAACTTGGTACTAAAGCCCTTAAAGAATTCGAATGGTTGAAGGAAGAGGATAATGAGACTAGGAAGGCATTCCTTGGCATTGCTGCAAACAAAGATTTGCAGAAGGTATACAAACAATACCCAGTGCTAGGAGCAGAACTTCCATATATGCTTGCTCACGCAGTAGACAGTATGTACGCTCGTAAGACTGTACCCAGTACTCCTACTAAGAAAGTAGGCAAGCCCAAGATTAATCCTCCGAAAAGCTCCGTTCCCTCCTCTGCTATGCCAGAACAGGGTCAACGAAAATCGTCTAAAGTACTACAGGACTTATCTTCACGCTTTAAAGAAAGTGGCAATAAAGATGACTTCATTTCATTACGAACCAAACAATTAGCTAAAAAATAAAATGGCATTCTCAAACACATACGATACAACTAATCCTGGTTCTGGTGTTTCCAATCGCGAAGACTTGACTGATGTCTTGACTATCCTCGCTCCTGAAGAAACTCCAGTCCTTTCCTCTGCTTCTAAGCAGAAAGCATCCGCAACATTCGTTGAGTGGACGGTAGACGCATTGTCTACTCCTTCAACGACTGGCATCCGCGAAGGTGCTGACGTTAGCACATTCACTGACCAGTTTGCTGGACGTGCTCGCCTTGGCAACTACGTACAGAAGTTCCGCCGCGACTATCAGGTTTCTGATTTTCAGGAAGCTGTTGACAGCGTTGGGCCTGCTAAGATTGCACAAGCTGAAGCAAAAGCAATCCGTGAACTAAAGCGTGACATTGAAGCTACCCTCGTTGGTACTCAAGACCGTGCTGCTGAAAACGGATCTGACACTGCTTACGCATTGCGTGGTCTTGGTGACTGGATTGATTCCTCTGGCCCTTCAGATGTTCCTTCTGGATTCCGTACTCCCGCTTCCAGCATTCATGCTAGTGGTGCTTTCACGGAAACAGTTCTGAACAACCTGATTACCTCAATCTTCCGCGAAACTGGAACAAGCAACAGCCTAACGATGGTTGCTGATACGGCTGTTCGCCGCATTATCTCTGACTTCGCTCGCACTGCTGGCGTAAGCGGAACTGATGCAGACAGCGTTCGTACCGTTAATTACAACGGTGACTCAGCTCAGATCAAGCTTAGTGTTGAGTTCTATCAGTCCGATCACGGCATGATTTCGATTGTTAATGGCAATCCTGATTGTATGCCCGATACGACTAACAAGGACTACGCTTACTTGGTTAATCCTGAGTACTACGGCATCCATGAGCTGATTCCAATGGGATCGACTCGCCTCCCGAATCAGGGTGGTGGTGAGCGTGGTTACGTTGATTGTGCTTTGACCCTCGGTGTTTACCACCCACAGGCTCACGGCTTGATCTCCGCAGTAGCGTAAGCTTTTAAAGCATACCCTTAGTTTGGGGGAGGTTGGGCCAAATCTGGCCTCCCCTTTTTTTTAATAAAATATGGAAATAATTACTAAGCTACCAAGATATTCGGATGGGGAAGTGAACGCTGCATTCTTGAAAGAAATCCAAACTGGATTCAAGATGGAGAAAGCAAAGGAGCAAGATAGAATTAATCAAGCTGCTAAAGAAGCAAAGACTAATGTCGGTAAGACCCATCCTATTCTAGGTAAGTGCGTAGCTAATATGCCTGCTCGTGATTATTTTAGATTAGTAAACAAGTACGGACACGATACTGTAAACAGTAGAGAGTTCTTACGATATTTTAACAAAAAGTTCCCTGAGTTGAGTCCTAATAAAGCGTAATGCAAGTTAAGTACAACAGAGACTTATACGATCTGATAACAGCATTAGCTGGTGTAACTTCGTTTACTACTAACGAAAAGACTCAGCTTCTTAATTTTGCTAAACGCAGAATGTACGAAGCGTATCAGGCTACACCAATGTGGCCTAGATACTTAGTTGTTGGTGAGGATAGAACAGTAGCTAGCTCTGTAATTGCGTTTACGCAAACTGACAAGAACGATATTGCTGAGTTTATACGCATTCACAGAACTCAACCATTTGTCAGAAACTCTGCATTAGAGTTTGAATTTTTTGTACAGTCAGATGGTGCTCATATCCTTAACCTAACAACCTCAGATGCTGATTCTGCGTTTGTTACGTACAAGAAAGAGCTTACTGACATTCCTAGTACCTGGGATCTTGATGGTGATAAAAGCACACAGGAGATTCCTTTAGAATTTTTTTACTACGTTGCTCACAGTGTTTACGCTGACTTCTTAAGAATGGATGGTCAGCACGATAAGGCACTGGCAGAAGAGCAAGTAGCTAACAAGTACCTAGCTAATGAGCTAGAAAAGACTGACCAAGTAATGAACAATAACACGGTCAAAAAACGATTTAATACATACGTCTCCAACCAATCTAGATAATGAACTCACGCACATCAAATCTATACATCGGGAATCCGAACCCGAACGCAAACGATCAAGCCCTTGCCGTAGACGCAACAGTAGGAGGGGTACAGTTTGCTACACTTCACATTGACACGGACTACGTTGTTTTGGACATCCAAGATAACAATGTTAGAGCCACCTTTGACGGCTCGGCTCCTACATCTTCAAATGGTCATTTGTTGGTAAAGG